TTCGAAAAGCTGTGTTGCATTACGCTTTGCATGGTTTTTTATCCTAGGGCTTTGGCTAGCTTGGTGGGTTGGGCATCGTCACTGCTCGGCATTATCCGAGTTTTAACCAGGTGAATACCCTTGGTGATTAGTTCGGCTTCTTTTTTCAGTTCGAAATGTGCGCTTGTATCGTTAAACGATCCAAGGCAGTAAAGGGAATAGTCCTCGGGGTGTTTTGCGAAAGCATGTTGGTTAGGGCCTGGTGGCTCGTTAACGGCGTCGCCGAAGCCACGCAAGGCCATTTCCGAGGTATGTATGAAGAAGGGCGGGGTGTACGCATGAGCTTTTTGGTCGTAGACCGTGAAGATTAGCTGTTTCATAGAGTTCTCTCTAGTTTGTTAATTTTGGCTATCGCGCAGGATTCCCTGACGATAAGCCTTTCTGGTGTGTTGTCGGCCGCGTAGTCTTTGGCGCGGGCCTTTCTGGCAGTTTTTACGGATTCGTATTCCTCCTGATGGGTTTGTTCAAGGTATTTATCATAGAACCTTGGGGTTTTATGTTCAAGACCGTCATGGACCACATGATCCCAGGGATATACATCGGTCTTGAATTGTTTGATCCAGTCTGAGCCGATACCAGGTCGGCGAGACATGGTTGCGTATACGTTTGGTAGTTCATTTATTTCGCCTGTTGAGAAGTCGATAGCTGGGGTGAAGTAACGTTCCCCAGATAGCTTCTTCATCGTGTAGCGGGCGGTGTACGCGGCGGTTTGAAAGTTTAGATCGCCGATTGTTACGAAGCCACGGCCCCAGAGTTTCTGGGTCATTGGGCTTACGTATAGATTTATTCCACCTTTGGTCGAGTGCAATTCTTTGTCGGAGGGGCTCCATCCGAATAGTAGAGCGTGATAGTGAGGGCGTTGAAATTGCTCGCCATACTCGCCGCAATGGAAGAAGCGGATCTTTCTGGGCGAGAGGCGTTTTCTGAGCTTTTTGAGGAATTTTTGCCAATGGGATAGCTCCAGTCCCCCGTATTGGGGGAGGTTTTCGTCGTCGTAGGTGAGGGTAATGAAGCAGTTTTGTTCGTGTTGCTGGGCTTCGTGGACACAACGAAGTGCCCAGGCACGAGAATGCTCCACTCGACAACCGATGCATTGGCCGCAGGGAACTTGCATTTTAATGCCTGCGGAGTTGGCTGGGTTGAAGGTGATTGCCTCACTGTTTATAGCTTTCCAGCCTTTTAAAGGGGAAAAGCATGACATTTAGAAGCGTATTCCGCCGCGTTTTAGATGGCCTGAGCCGGTGTTAATGGACTTCGTCCGGCTCGCTGAGCGGGAGAATTTGGCTTTTGAGCTCTTTTTGCTCATTTTGTTGCGTCGCATGATAGCTCCTTTTGCGTGTTTTGGTGTCAGTTGGCACAGTTAGAGATCAAGTAGGGTAACTGTGCTTAATCCCCCTTCGGGGGATTTGATACCGGAGGGGTGTCAGAGCCTTTGTAAGGCTCTCCGGGGGTAGCCGCTGCTGTTGGGTAGACGGGTGGTGTTTCGTCTGCTGGGGCCTCTGTGAGGCCCTTAGCGGCGTATTGTTCCGGTCCGTTGGCCGGGTCCTCGACAAAGGCGAGGAGTTTGGCGGGATCGTTGTCGAATCCCTGTCTTACGGATGCAGGGAGTTCGGAGAACATGGTTTTTGCGTCCTGGACGAGCTCCAGGGCTTCCTGGAAGTCGACGGCGGGCGCGTATCCGTATTGGGGTTGGCGGTTATTCACCGCTGGGACCTGGCCGGTTTTTTTATACCGATCCATGAGGTAATTGAGGTCCGTTTCCTTGGCGAAGGATTGTTTGGTACGAGAAGGCCCGCCAGTGCGGGCATAGACCGGGTTCTTCGGAGAGTAAGCGTCGCGAATCTGCGGTCTTTGGATAGTGATACATTTTTTTGCTTTGGTGGTCATTAGCGGCCTCCGGCCTTTGATTTTAGATACATAGCGAGCCATTCCTGCAGGCCAGAGCCTGACAGGGCTGAAGGCATCGCTTTTTCTAGGTTTTTGTCAAGTTCCATAAAGAACTTGGCCCCAGCTTGTTCGCGGGGGATTGAAAGTAGGCCTATAGCATTGGTTACTTGCTGGCCGAAGGCCTGAGTGTCTAGCAAGTTTTTGTAAGATTGCTGAGCTTTGGTTTTCTCCAGCTCAGTGTTGTATTCAGCAGAAAACAGTGCACCCTGTCGGGTGTCTTTTGTTTCTGCGGCTTTCATGTTTTTTAGTTCCTGGCTAAGTCTTTTAGTCTGCAGAGCAGTGGATACTGCCGGGCCTACTATATCGCCGAATTGTGGAGACGCCATTGTACCGCCTCTGGCCCCGGGGCCACCGGCGGAGAGGATGGGGTTGAGGCCTGCCTTACGCAGATCTTCAACTTCCCATTGATGGGCGTTTTGCATTTGCTTGGTAATGAATCGGCGTTGGTTTTTGGCGGCATCTTTGGATGATGACTGGCCTAAGGCCCCGCCAATGAGTGATGCACCTCCGGAGATTATGGAGCCGCCGGCGCCGGCCCAGAAGGGGTTCATCAGTTTTTATCCGCAGTGGTGCTATGGCACATGACAGGTTCCTATGGGTTGGATGCTATTAGCATCCCTCTGTTACAGATCCGACTTTGGGTTATACGGTTCTGCAACAGAAGAATGATAAGAGTTTTTAAAGAGATAGATTTGATAATGAGTAGCCTGTTTATTGCATGGCGGATAAGGAGTTTTTGCGATGACTTCGTCATCTAGAAGTGATCGATCATGCCTGGTACGCCGTACAGAGGCATGGGTCGGGCGCAGCGCATGGACGTGAAGGAGTCGAAGATAAAGTGAGGTTCGTCCTGGACTGCGATTACTCGGTCGACCGGGGGATCTTCCTCGATGAAGGTGTTGTTGAGTAAGGGTAGTGAGGTGAATTCCTGAGCCAGATGCCAGGAATCCAGAGATTGGGCGAATGTAGATTTGAATCGCCCTGAGATCATGGAAGGCTTATAGCGGTATTCCGCGTACCGTTCCTGATAGCCGAAGACTGCGTCGTCTTCTGTGGGATTGTTCTGATAGTAAATTTCCTTGTTAAGGATAGATTGTTCTCCCAAATGAGAAAGTGTCGGCCAATAGAAGTCGTAGCGGCCGAGGCGGGAGAACATGCGCGGAAGTCCCTGTTGGTAAGTGAGGTCCGCGCGTACTGACACCAAACCGATAATTAGCACATGCTCGGTAAAGGATTTTGTGAAGCCGGGGCCGCTTAATGAAGCGGTGCCCACGGCTGAAAGATTGCCCTGGGGCGTCGTTTGGTCCGCCGCATTCGAAGTCTGGGCAATAGGTGAGATATTGACGTTGGTTGATCCGCCGCCCAGGTATTCCGGGCGTTGTAGTCTGGCGTCGGGTGACGTTACCCCGAAGTGAGAGCGGATAAGTTCTGTATAGCGAGTACCGCCACGGGCGTCACGCTCAAGCATACGCTGGACCTGGAAGGCCTGGCGGAGTTCGTTGATTGTTGTCGCAGTAACATTGCTTAAATTAGCGACGGCGCTAATAAGACTTGAACCGGAGCTGTAACGCATACCGATTATGTTGGCTTCACTGCCTAGAAAATATTCGTTGTATGTAGTCGCGGGTACCTTCTGGGACTCAAAAAATTGTCCAGGGGTCGCTGTTGGCGTTGACCCTTGGAGTACACCGATGCCCTCCAAGGGAGCTGTCCCTGTAAGAGGCAGGCTTACTGAGCCTCCGTCAATATTTGGTTTCTGGGGCCATGGCAGTGCTGAGGTGAAGTAGTCCTTTCGTTTACCACGACGTCGGAGTGGAAAATTACTGGTGAGGTCCGGGCCGTCACCGGTGACGAGTACGGCTGAATCCTGAAGATTTTCGTCCCGGTACCACTCGTTGTAGATGAGGTTATACGCTCTATGGAACAGGCTGTGAGAGCCATTGAGAATAGCGTTAGTAGGCAGCCCCATGTAATCCGACAGAGATTCTGCCGGTTCAGGAGCAAGGCTTGAGATTTGGGGCGTTTCGAAGTCAATAGAATCACCTGGGTTTGTTTGTTCCCCCATCATCTTGACGAAGTTGTCCCATACCAGGCGGATGGGAACGGCCCAGTAATGAACGTCCATTTTCATGTTGTCCATAATTGGGTTGATGGGGGTTGCTAGCCTGGCGAATGCATTTAGCTTTACGTTGAAGGTATCGCCGGGGAGGCCCTCATCACAGAGGATCGGGACCAGATAGCCGGCATCGAACGTTGTTTTGTGTCCAAAGGATCGGTCGAAGGAAGAACGTGGGATTTCGACGTTGGGGACGTTCGAAAAGCTGTGTTGCATTACGCTTTGCATGGTTTTTTATCCTAGGGCTTTGGCTAGCTTGGTGGGTTGGGCATC